TTCAATATATTCAGCATGAACGGAGCAAAATGGTTGTATTTTATTAATTTGATGATCAAGATAAAAAGATTCTGATTCCGTGGCAAGACGGTAAGAAATTCATTCATATATACCTCAATGTACATAGCGCCGAGCAGAATCCAGATCATTTCAAAGACCTTTAGCGTGTCTATGTATTCGGATATAAATCTAGAAATCAGCATCCCTACACTTATTTTCATCCATATCAAATATCTCAAACATCCTTTTAATATGCTTTCACTTCAAAAACTTTATATTCTGTAATTCTACTATAGGCTTCTGCAATATCAGGAAAATCGTGTGTAAGCTGCTTTGTATCAATTGTAGTTCTACGACGTGAGGCATGAATAATTTTATACCCTGTTACTTGCATTTCCTCAACATCTCCAATTTTTTCTTTTATGACAGCACTTAATTCGTCTAATTTCTTATCTAGAGCATTTTTTTGTTGTTTTGCATTTACAAAATCTTGAACTAATAATTCCAATTCGGTTGCCTTAACTTTCTTTGCCATTATAATTATCCTAATAATGGAGTTTTTACACCAATCACATCCTCTACTAAACTATACTGCACAAGTGTATGTTCGTCAAGAAATTTTTACTTTACATAGGGGTACTGCACAATAACTGTAATGTCAGGATATACCTGTCCAAAAGCCTGGAGTATTTTTTCAGGAGTAGTACTTTCCATAATAAGGCGTAAGTTATTCGATTTTTTTCTTTTTGCACAATCTAAAATAAACAATTCTATCGGTACATCGTTATTAAATTCATGGTCTTCTAGCCATTGCTTATACTTTGCCTTGAGAAAAAACAATTGCCCCGAAGACAGCATAAGTTGTATCCGCTCTATATGACGTTTTGTATTTTTAAATTTAAGATTTCTTCCTGCAAGAAAAATTTTAATATAATCATACACGTCAACGTCTGTTGATTCTTTCACATACTCGTTTAACAATTGCTTAAATTGATCTATTGTAAAATAATTTAAATAATTTACTATATGAAAAATATTTTCAAATGGGATATCCTTGCAATAAGTATAAGGGATATTGCTTTCTGTCAATTTTGCAAAAAACAATGAACAATTCGTAAAAAATTGTTTTGACACAATAATGTATGGACATTTTTTTGTATACAAATTACGTAATGCAATAAGGTAAGTATTACGTAATGTAAAAGTTTTTCTAATCACTAATAAATATGCACATAACAATATACGAAAATACTCTTTTTCTGGATTATCAAAAAACACTTGTATACAATATTTTAATTGCAAAGTTGTATATTTTGACACTTCACATAAAAAGTGTTCAATCGTCATTTCCTGGAGTTTTGCCCTAAAAGCATTACTCACTCCAGGAATCATTTGCATTGGTTTTTTTTCTTTATTTGGTAACTTATGTATTTTTGGTATTTTGAAAAGGATAGTACGTCCCTTTATGCGCTTATTTCAAGAAGAGAAATTCCACACATCAATCCTACATTTTGTTCTAAAAGTGCATAAAAATTTACACCACAAACATTAAAATTTTGAGTTGAAAAATATATAATATCATCTGGATAGTCTGGAGAACGAAAAATTTCACAATCTATATCAAAGGTATATTCCACATCTGTTGATTTGGTAATTTTTATAGGGGTAACATCTGTACAACTATCAAAATTTGGTATCTCTAAAAACTCGAAAAACCCATAAGAGAATAACCATTGAGCATTAGGCTGTGCACAAAAAACTTCATTCAATCTAGAAATGACATCTATAAATTGCCCATTGTTTTTGAGATAATAAACAGTATAGTAATTATAATATAGTTTAACAATTTCTCCAAAAAAGGCATACATTTAAAGATTCCTATCCATATTCAAATACCTATTTTTAATAAGAAATTTTACACGTTCACTGTTAAGATCATTAACATTTGTCCCTTTGTAGATATCCACCAGTGTCCTTGCTAAGCAATATGCATCAACTACGTTATCACTTTCATGGGTAAAACCGTATTTCAAATTGCACATCTTTTTCATTTGATGTTTTTCCGCTGCACCTGAACCTGTAATAAATTTTTTCAATGCTGTAGGAGCAATACATAAAAATGGTATATTAAACTCATACAGTGCGTTTTTTACTAAGGTTGTTATTTCAACCAATGTTGCTAGAGTATAGTGATTACCGTAGGCATAATTTTCAATTAAAAAAATGTCAGGGTATTGCTCCAAATCATCTAATCTACTTGAAAGGTATTGCGCTATAGAAATAGCACGTTTTAAATCTTTATATTCAAATTTCGGATAATACACTGGCGGAATTTCTTTTGCAAAAAGTACATTCGGTGAATCATTTTCAATATCTCCCAAAATACACAATCCTGTTTTTGTACTTATATCCAATCCACCAAATATCATGGTAAAATTTCCTCGTATATACGTTCAAAAAATTCTATATTTCCACCACAACGCCAGTAAGTATTTCCTCCATCTACAAAAATTGTTTGGCATTTACACCATTGAAAGTCGTGTTGATGTTTACTTTCAATAATAACATGACACTTTTTACAAAGTGCTTTATTTTTGTATTGAAGTTTATTTTCCATAAATTCTCCTAATGTTTCTAAAGAAGTATTTTTTAAAGTCTAACATAAATCTTTACAAATAGCTTCTGCTCATACACCCCGCATTACTGCGCTATGTCCAATTTATACTCTACTCGGTTCAAACTTTTATCTCCATCAAACTTATCACCATAACGCGATTGCAATTTTTCGATATTGTACATGCAAATACGTGTTAATGTAAATACGTTTGAATTTACATACATAGTATCTATTATTTGTTTTAGTAAACAGGGAATCATTTCTAAAAATGAACGTGTATGGTTTTTATTATGGAACACATATTTTTTTACTGATTCAGCAAAAAACGAACGGTCAAATATCTTAGGTTTTTCTACCAATAGAGATTGCTCATACCATGAGTACAAACTACAATCCGCCCAATTTGCCAATTCAGAGATATACCATACCACATCACCTGATTCCGAAAGAATACCCTGTAAGTAGTCATCTTTTTCAGGAGGACAATAAAGAGCAGTAATAAATTCACCATACTCCCCAATAATACCCAATGTACACATTAGCAAGTGCATATCTGGGATATACCCAATTTCATTTTTGTTAAATCTCGAAGTTTTATGTGCTAAAACGCTATATTTTTCTAAAAATTCACGCATATACTATTTCTCCAATCTAAATTATTGTCGAAGTAACTCTGTAGTGACCAGGCAGATCACAGAAAAACCTGATCACCAAAACGTTTACTTTCTTTAAGGATAATATTTTTTTAAATGTTCGACTGCAACTTCATAAAATTGAGTACAAAAACCCATACCATACGGGGTTACCGTGTGCTCACGCAAAAACTCACACGCGCTCTTTAACTCGTCACGGGTAAAGGAACATACAAAAGTTTCAACTTCAACAATCTTTCTCACCATCTCCATTTACACAATCCTTTAAAAAGTATACACGTTAAACTTCAGTCAAACATCCCACAACACGCCTGAATTTGAAAAGTAGGAAAGCCAATAATCTCATACGTAAAATTTTGGAAATAATGCTGTATAAGGTCACAACACAATATTACAAAGTCAACAGATTCATGTATGTATAACTCTCCAGACATACCACGGTCGAAATATCGTGTAGTTAATTCATCTTCCTTATATATTTCTAAAAGTTTTTCTAACAATATTTCAGGAACTTTATTATCCCCTTCACCATTACAAAAAGTTAGAAAATTGTAACCTAACTTTTTTTCCATTTGTGTAAATAAACGTTTAAAGCCATCACAGGAGATACTGCATTTCAATAGTACATTTTCAACAATACAATGCTCATAACCGTTCACATCACCCAATTGAAAATAAAAATAGGAGTCTTCTATCATGCGTACTACCTCCGTTACTCTTCTACTACAAATAAACTCTAGTCAACGTATACTTTAGAACATTCAATATTTTTACTTTTAACAATGCACACAGTTCGTATGCACTATTTTCCCTAAGAACACTTACTGTAACCACATGTACAACTCAAACAACCATCTATAAATATTAACTGATTTCCGCAAGTAGCACAAGTGTTTTTTGACACAACACCATCTGGAATGTATGATTTTAACACACGAACAATGCCAGCTTGCCACGTATGTAAACTTACTGTATCAAATTTCATATTTTCAATAGTATGAATGATATACTGCAATGGCATATTATGCCGCAAGAGACCACTTACCAATTTTGCATAATTCCAAAACTCCCTATTAAATAAACGCGACAAATCCCCATAGACATACTTTTTTTCATTTAAAAGTTGACATTCTAGCACATAAGAATTTACATTATTTAATTTAATTTTACGAATTTGAGAAGAAAGGATACCTTCTGGCAAATTCATATTATCCAATTTACCAATAAACAATTCATACGGTGACCTGTTACACATGCCCACAAAAGCTAGCCATTTCTCAAAGGTGTCATTTTCAGTATGCAATAGAAATTCATGAATGTCACAAGGTAAGACTTCTGGTCTTTTTAAGGGAATTCCCTTTTGCTTGTTGTACGTGGCATTTGAAACCAACACTCCACTTCTAGAACCTTCAACATACACTGTAATACCTTTAATACCCATCCCCCATGCTTTGAAGTACAATCTACTTACTGTTTCAACGCTTGTATTTTCTGGTAAATTGTATGTATTAGAAATACTATGGGTAATGTATTTCTGCAATACAGCATGAAGTTTTAGTTTCTGAAACGGGTCAATATCATGCGCAGTGTTGCCATTGTAAGGATTTTTTAGAAATGTTTGAACTCCCTGTTGTTCAAGATTACACATATACGCATATGGGGGATGGACAATTGTATGCTCTGTCCAACAATCTCCAACAATGTCAATATAATCTGCTTCACTTTTGTTACCCCCCATAAGTTTTTTACGTCGTATAAACTCTAAATAATACACGGGATCCATACCAGCGGAAACTTGTGCTTCTATTGCAATTGAGCCAGTAGGAGCAATAGTAGAAATTGAAATATTACGGCGTCCATAGTTTTCCATTCTTTGGGCTAAATCTGGAAATTTTTCCTTAAAAAATTGAAATAATGGAGAAGTGACTTCAAGTGAAGAATCAAACCCTTCAAAAGGCCCACGTTCAAGAGCCATATCTATTGAACTTGCAAATTCATTTTCCATTTTTACACGCATAATAGCATCAGAGAGCTGTATAGATTCTTCAGAAGCATACCCCATTCCCATTGAAGCGAATACATCTGCCAAAGCTAAAGTACCAAGACCCGTACGCCTATATTTTCTAGCAGTGTCTATAAATTTTAGAATAGTGTCATATTCAATTTGTTTAATACTCCATTCTTCAGGGTCATTTTCAATTTTTTCTTTAATGCGTTCTAAGCATTCAATATCTAAATCTACAACATCATCCATTAAACGTTGAGCAACGTATACACATTCTCCAAACCTTTCAAATTCAAAATTTGCATTTTCTGTAAATGGATTTTGTACAAACTTAAATGGGTTTACTGTAATAAGTCTACAAGTCTCATAACTTGGTAAACTCAATTCACTACAGTTTGAAACATTAATCCCACCAGTCCAATACGTATGTGTTGAATTAGACACTGTAATGTCAAAAACTTCAAACTCTCCTAGATATTTAATTTTCGTAATTGGACTATCGCATTCGATACCACTATACACTGCATTTAATAAAAATTTTTCCAATTGGTGCTGTTTATCTTCCTTATAAAAACCTATACACTTTTCAAATACAGATGCATCTTCAAAAATACTTAAAACATACCATTCACTTAAAGGGTAAGATTCTTCTAAAACTGAAGAAACACCTACGCTATTAAGTAAAAGTTGTATTCTTTCTAAAAATAACACATGTTTTGAATATAGCGAAACTCCTTCTTTAGAAACATCTCCATGATCATCGTACAACAATTTTAAAAAATATATTATATACTCCAAACTATTATTGAGCTGAATCCCTAACGTATCTGGACACAACTCAAAAAAATCTCTAGAATAAAAAAACTTTGTATGTTCCCCTTCACAGAAAAAATCAATTACATCCTGTTCACTCGTCCAAAAGATAGGGCCTTTTAACGTATTTAATTTTTTTGCATTTTTTACTTCTATTTTTTTATCATTTTCGATTATTAGATGATTTTCCGTACCAATAAACGAACCAGAATTTGTAGTATACTTATACACCTTCTTTACACCATTTGACCATTTATTTACAATGGTGGTCCATCCCTCAGTAGACCAAATAACACTACCAATATCACAACTATCTAATGTCTTTATGCCATCTGGTGTTAGAACTGGTGCAAATCCTGGTTGACAAGGATTCACACACTCATCAGGAACATAACAATTTGATAAACTATACTTTGTTATTGTATCCCAAAACAATGCGCCCGGTTCTGCACTTGTAATATTTGATTCAATAAATAAATTCCAAATATCCACAGCACGTACTTGTTTAACAATTTGAGCTTTGTCTACATCACCAAGAGGCCAATGTAAGGTAATATTTTCATCTTTTTCAACTGCACGCATAAAAGAATCATACAATTTAACTGAGATATTCGCACCAGTAATTTTTTCTAAATTAACTTTAGCCTTTATAAATTCAATAATATCAGGATGGTACACGCTTAATGTAAGCATAAGCGCTCCCCTACGCCCATTTTGACCTACTTCTCTTGTAGTGTTAGAGTACCGTTGAGCAAAGGATACAACTCCTGTACTTGTTAATGCTGGGTTGTTTACTGGACTATTTGCTGGGCGTATATTATCCAAACTCACCCCAACACCATACCTACGTTTAAACAACGAGGCAAGTTGTGTGTCTGTGTACAGAATACCAGAATATGAATCGACTGGGCTAGGAACTACTGAACAGTTTGCAGGAGAACCTTGTACAAAAGGATTTCCAACAATGTTTAAAATACTCCCTTGGGGAACAATCTCCCATTCTCTAAAGTAGTTTAAAATTTCTTCATAGGACAATGGGTTAATATATTTTTGTTCTATTCGTGAAAATTCAGTTGCAAGCCTTTTATGCATATCTTCTGGAGTACGTTCAAAATATTCTCCATGCTGATTACGTAAAGCGTATTTATCAACAAACACTTCAGCAGCTAATTCATCGTTTGAAAAATAGTCTAAACTATGCGCATAAACTTCATCACGGGTATACATAGAATATTTGTCTTTCTTTAAATTAACAAAGAGAGTACGTTCTAATATCAGAATCATCTACATTATACTGTATTTCTTCACCAATAGGAACGTTAAATTCAGAATCAATAAGTAACCTTTTCAAAAATTCAATTTCTTCAAAATTATCGTTATGAATAAAAATAGCCTCATCATGTATCACTTCCCCATTTCTACGTATCTCCAATACATGTCCACAACAACCAGATGCACAAAGATAACAGTCATGATACGCCCTTACAGAAAGCATACAAATTAGCCTTGTATTAAAATTTTACACTAATAAAAACACAATTTACACATTCTTCATTTGGGGAAATTGCACACGGATATTTCTCAGGAAGGTATTGCATAGATTCATCGGTAAACGCCACAGTAAAGCAAAAATAATCGTAGGCATCTTCAGACAAATGAAAACCTTTTGATGGAAACCCCACAATTGAAAACGTTTTTTCATTACGAGTAATTTCTAAATTAAGTGTGTCAACAGTTTGATGAGTCACCCGTATATTTGCAGGAACACAATCTTGTTTCCCACAACAATTTGCACCACGTTTACCTGTATAGTTTTTAATCCAATCCATTTGATGAAAATTGTCATGAGCAATTGCACTAGTATACACTACACATAGAAAAAGTATAACACTTAACTTATAAAAAACCCCCATGAATTTCCCTTTTTATTTTTACAATTTCGAGTTTTTATATTGAAAACAATTAAACATAAAATGTAGAGCAACCCTACAACTGCAAGAAAACTCATGCTTCCCCCCTATACCTATATTGCAAGATTTCTTTGCAATAGTCAAGGTACCCTTCTACACTACCAGAAACTTTTATCCCATGTTTACATAAACCACACAAAGGTACCAAATCTTCTTTAATTGTCAAAAAAGTTCGAGAAAGTCCACCACACATCAAACACGGTTTTTTCATAAATTCAAATAGTTCAGACGCACTATAAAAGACAACACGCCCGTGTTTTTTAGTAATGTTCGCATTCCACGATACATATTTAGAGTACTCTGGAGACTTTTCAAACTTTCTAGACCTAGACAGAATAGTTGAACACTTTTTACATGTATAGGAAAACCCTGTCAAAGTGCTACTATCTTTATAAAAAAAACTTGTATCCAAAGGAATGCTCTCTCTACACCTGAAACACCGATACATTTTTGAACAATCCACACCTGTAAAAAATTTTGACATTACAGTACTCCCTTAAAACACAATTCTCGCACTGCACACTTCTTTGCTCTCTCAACACTAATATTTCCACAAATACGTTCTGGCAAAGTTTCTGTATCCACACTCTTTTGGTATTTTCTAATTTTGTCTAAAATAGGTGCAATAGCATTGTCATCTCTTGTTATCATAAATTCTTTAATAGGTGAATACAAAGTGTCGTCTGGATTGTATTTTTTAATTTTTGAGTCTCTTACACCAAACGACTTACTAAAGTAAATAATTTTCAAAAACTGTGTATTTATTGCTGATTTATACACATGTGTTGAATTTTCAATAAGGTACAAGTACAATTGTGAACGTAAAATGTGTTCAACATCAGGAGATTTTAATTTAATAAACCTATCTTTATCAATTGTTTTAATTTCAATTGCTGTAGTTTGTTCTTCAATTGATAAAAACATGTCGATTGAACCTGAAAAGGTAGTATTTTTTAAGGTAAAAACTGGTTCCTTATACGACAATACATGGTGACAACGGGAGACATAATCCCTCTCATAACAAAAACTTTGTACATTAGTAGTACCACAAATTAAACATTCCCAATCTCCAATTACATAGTTACGTAACCATGTATTACGTACCATATCTTCAATGTATCTCCCATATTGCCAAGTAATTTGTGTGGCGGTAGGAACAAATTCAAAACCTGCATCAATATTACACTTAAAATACAAATAGTGTTCTCTACTGCAAAAATCATCTTTGGTGATATCAGAAGCATGGATAATTTTTTTATCCCTACTATCATACAATCTACCTAGTGTTTCATGGAGAAGTTGTTTTACGTGTTCCATTAAGTAATGCAAGTAGTGTAAAAATGCACTACTTGCATTTTACCCTCCATTTTTAAGGTGCAATACTTTTAACAGTATCAACAAATTTAGAACTTAACCACGTAGAAAGTGTGTTGTATGTTTGTTCTAGTTTTCCATGATCGTATACTTGGTCTACCGAAATTTCAACTTTCATAGAATTGTAATCCCCTAAATTAATAGTACGCGACAAACTAAGATGCACCATGTTTTGTGAATCTACAGGCATAAGCTCTCCATGCAAAAAACCACGCTTTTCAGAAACTTTAACAGTACTTTTACCACTTTTATGATACACTTGAATGATATATGGCATACTCCACTACTTTCTAAAACCCAAGGTCATCCTCAGTATCGTCAAGAGGTAATAGTTCTCCTACCCCGTTTACAGAGTTTTGAAATTTCTCTTTACCAAAACCTAACTTGTACAATGCATCAACACTCCGATAATTCAAAACTACATTAAAATCTAAAGGCTTAACATCAATTCCCTGTTCTTCCAAAGTAGAAAGGTCAACATATTTAACATATCGAAAAAAATCCCCTACAGGAGAGGATTTCGCAGCAAGTTTTGATGCAGTGACTTGCATACGAAACATCCCTAAAATCGGGTCCAAATCACGTTCAAGCATTGTTACCAATCGTGCCAATGTAGCTTGATTTACAGAAAAAATACGTTTGTTATTCTCATACACTTTACCCTGAGACGATACATTCCTACGATGGTCAATTACTGTAAAGTACAAATTATAGAATCTATTCATTCTGTCATCACAACATGGGCATGCTCCTTCATTCTCTAAGGTGCACACGTAATAATGAACAGCTTTTCCGACAAGCTGTGAATGCTCATACGCTCCAGGAACGTCAAAAACGATTTCTCCATCAGTTTGTTCCTTTGGAACAAGTGGGCCGTCTAAAAATGTGATAAGCGCACTATCTTTTTGTATATTCCCTGTATATTTTAGAAAAAACCGCATTACACTACCGCTACTACCAGTTAAAACTGGATTTTTCAACTCATTAACGGCATCTTTCCCACGTTTCAAAAAACTTGCACCTGATAAGTTCATATTTTTCTCCAGGAATACAAATTAATGGATGTTACTATTTGCCTCTTCAAAATATCAAGAGGCATTTCTCCAGGATCTTTAAATGGAAGGTATGGAAGTCTAATATCCTTAACCTTTTGAGTACCAAGAGTAGAGTACAGGTATTCCGTTGCAATACCTCCTGCAACATCAATATCAAAAAATGTTAAAATTTTAGAGGCATATTTTAACTTTTCCAGTATCCCTTTTGATGGATTTACCCCAAAAAAACATGCTACATTGTACCAGATTTTGGAAACTTTTACGAGATCAAAAATTCCCTCTACAAGGAGTAAAGGTTCATCAAAATTTATATAGTTTTCTCCATATAACACATCAGCATTGCATTTATTTGCAATGGGATGTCGGTACAATTTATACTTCGGTAAGTTACCATCTACACTTCTCCCTTGGATACCAATGCATTGGTTATGTATATTTTTAATTGGAAAACAAATTCTATTTTGGGACATGTCAAAACGCACATCAAATTCTCGTATAGTTACGTCATCCATACCACGAGTAACAAGGTACGGGTGATTGTGTGCTACAGGTAGTGTAGCTAAAAAGTCATCAAAATACAACGTTTTTTTCTCATCCTTTCTCATATCATATGGTGGTAACTCAAATCGTACAGCAGTGCCATCAACTAAACTTTTACCGTACAACTGATAATACAATGTAGATAAATTATGCCCTTTTGAGTTACATGAAAAACAATTATACCCATGTGGAAATTTAACATTTATTCCAAATGAAGGATTCCTGTCAAAGTTATGCACATGACGTAATTTTGCAAACGGACAAGAAAAAATAAACCAATCCCCACGTAATACAACTTCTTTTGCAAAATGTTGTATACAAAAGTGTAATAATTCATCTTTTCTCATTACATGCCACTCTACAGTTCGATTTCATCATCTATAAGCATTTCACCGTTACTACCCATACCAAACATTAACTCCCTATGTTGTGAAAAATCAACTTTATCATCTCGAATAATGTAGTTTATTTTAAAATTTCCATAATGCCCATATCTCCCCTTTAAAACACTTACATCCCTCATTGTATGAGCTTCTAATGGATTTTCTTGTAAAATTGCTAACACTAATGCACTATAGTTCCCTATTTGATCAGACAACCCTAAATGTTCAAGACCAATATCTTTTATGTCCTTGACTTCAGTTGCTTTTCTGTTTAATTGCCAACTCGCAAAAACAGGAATACGTTGTTCTCTAGCATATGATTTTAATGCCCTTACTACTTGCCCTATTTTGGCATAGTTATCGCTAGTGTATCCTTCAACATCTAACATGTACGCACCGTCAATAAAGCATACTCTTGCTTTTAATTGTTTAATAATAGATATAACATCACTTGTACTCGTTGAACCTTCTCCATCAATAACATAAAAAGGTGCAGAATGCCCTTTTAAATCTCCCATTTCTGCAAATAACCATGAAACATCTTCAAAAGTTTCCTTTCTCACTCTATCTAAATTTCCAATATTTTTCCCAAGATGTATACTGGAAAGACGTTGCAAAATTTGACTGTAAGACATTTCCAAGGTAATAAATACTATAGGTTGATCGTATTTTACCCAAGTATTGTAGGCAATGTACAGCATAAGAAACGTTTTCCCCATACCGCTTCTTGCAACAATGGATACAAGCTCCTCTGTAAAAATATTTGGAAAATTATCATCAAGATATGGCCAGCCAAAACATATACGATCTGCAACATTTGCAACAATTTTTTCAGTTTCCCTTTCTAAAATTTTCCCGCTATCACGAAAATCAAAGATAGTATTACTTGACTTTACTACATACATTTTTGCTAATTGAGATTGTATATAGTTAAAGGCTTGTTTTGGTGAACCGTTATTAATACTTTCTGCAACTTTTTCAAAAATATCCCTTAAATTATTTTGGATAAAACGTTCTTCCAATTTCTCAAAATACAAGGATAAACTTGGTTGTTTAACAACTGGTAAGAGTATACCGAATTGTGCATGTATTTCATCTAGTGTAACAGTTATACCGTATTTAGTATTGGAATCAACTATGTAGGTGTATATTTGGTTTTCTGAAGCAGTGAGGTAATGTTTTGGGCATAGGTACTTATAATACTCAGTAGACTCACTTTGTAATAAACAACTTAAATATTCCAAACCGACAGACATAACACCTCACTGTAGCAGAAAAAAAGTGTTTAATATCTCATTCTTCCAAAAATCGGTAAATGTCGCAAAACTTTCTGTATTTTCAACATGTAAAATCAAAAAAACATTATTCCCCCTACAATAGTTAAGAAAATTAACAAACTGTTTGCCGTGTTCTACTAAGGATTCTTTTGTTATGTCTGTAATTACAACAAAATTATTTGAAAAAATTTGTCTATTGGTGTACTCTAAAGTAGTAAACATTATTAAATCGTGCAAGGTGTAATACCATGTCTCAATTTTATTTTTTATTAAAACTGAGGCAATCATTTGGAATACATCCGCATGATTTGTTTTTCCAATAGCCAATGCCCCGTTAAATTCTTTAGAAATTTTACGTATATTCCTTAAAAAATTACATATAGTTTCCTCCAAAAAAGCACGTGGGGATTTAAAAAAGTAATAAGGATTAACGTTATATTTTTTACCAATTTGTATTGGTGCACTTATTAAGTGTTTATGTTTTTCATGTGACACAATACCATCACGCAAAGCATACTCAATTTGTTGTTGTAGTGCCAACATTACTTTTTTCTACTATCCAATTTAATAGTTATAGTTTCTATCGTAAAAAACACCATTGGCATACCATTGTAGTGTGGTATTTATTCCTGTTTCCCCTCTTTTTCTTTAGCAGTAACGTTAATCGTATTATTTCGTGCAGATACCATTATACTATTTCCAATTTATTCAAAAATAACACTTCGATTTGCAACATTTTTTGCAAAATCTAAAACTTCAAACTTCCAAACTCCAGGAGAATAAGGAACAGAATACCGATTACGTGCTAAAACTCTAAATGGAACAATTTGCCCATTTTTCGTAATTTGAATTGTTGAAATATCTACACCACTCCCTATATCTACCGTACCAAAAATAATACGTTTTGCATTTACAAAAAACGAAATAACAGGAGAAAACGTATCCAATTTCCATGTTGTATTCATGTCAATGTTAATTGGAGCACCACTGTCAATAAAATTTATTATTGCAAATCGTTGACTGTCTGTCAATCCTAAATTTTCATGTTCAGGTATTGAAAAATAATCAATATCTGTCGTGTATGTTTTTGCCTGCATATCAAGAGTATTTCTATCCCCCCTAATTCCCTCTGTGTAAAACATGTTATTAGATATGTTATCTAATCGTCTATTAAAAATTGCAGCAACAACATTACTCCGAAATGCACTCATACGCATTGCAAAAAAGGAATCCCTTTTACTCGAAAGATAGAATAAAGGAATTATCCCACTAATTTCTCCACTTTGATCGTGAAAAATTTGAGCGTATGAACGTGGAACACTTTTTACAAGTGTACCATCAGTAAAATCTATATTTCCAGCTTTTAATGTCGTATTGTGACACGATGAACATTTCTCAAGAAATATAGGTTCAATATCTTCACGATATTCAAAGGTGTACCCTGTTAAATTTGAAATAACAGGAGGGAGTTTATCATTCGCAGAAAGTGTTTCTTCAAATTTATGTTCTGGAAGATTGTGAGCATGGCACCCACCACAATTTGTACGAACTTCCCCACACGCAGTAGCATGCCACGTAAACGCATGGGATAATGTTTGTCCATACTCACCAACTAAATCAAAAGTAAAAGCAGTGCGGCACGGCACAAGTACCTTAAATGATGTATCTGGATTTCCCCATTTATCATAGAGTAGTGTACCAAGTGCATCAAATTTTAATAAGGGAACTTCTGCAATAGTTCGTAATCTTTCATTACCAGTTGCAGAAAGAAAATGATTAGGATTTGCTTGCCCAAACTGGGAATTGTAGGATTCCCACTGCACCCCACTTTGAGCGATTATGCGAATAGAACGAATTTCATCATTACGAAAGTTATAGGCATCTCCACCTTGAGAATTAAAATTTGTGTAACTATCGCTCCGCCCATAATCACTATGTTGCCCACTCCAACCTGGTGCACTTTGACCCGCTTTAGATTGCCGATTGTAAACACTACTTGAGCCAACAATAGACCACGGCGTTCCTGCAGGTAACCACTTTGATATTTTTCCATCATTTTTTACTTTTGCATCTTGGATTGGATGGACCCCACCATACACTTGTTCCCATGGTACTACTGCACGTGCGAATACCTCATTGTACAACGGGTCATTTACAACATCTCGCATTTCTTCAAATGCATTAACAGAAATACCATTGACAATTTCATAAATTCCTAAGTCTGGCATTGGTGTATCCACTGAACCAGAAAGTTTTATGTGTACTGGACCTTTTGAAGCACTCACAAGAATTGTATCATTTGGAGCTACCCAAGGCCAGCCTACTTTTCCAGCATACACCCCATTCACTAATGGCGCAGGTTCGTCAAAAAAATGAGTAAACGGTGTTAATGTTTCCATACCCGTAGGAGTAAAAGAACTTCGTACAGTTCTAAACGGTCCTGCTTGAATTGCAACATTTTGATTCGCTTCAGGTGGACCAAATGCTGGAAATTGTGTACTTGGAGACGGAAATAAAGGTGCTTTTTGTAAAGCACCTAAAAAGTTAAAACTTAAATAATATACACTACAAATTGCGTAATTTCCTCGTGTAGTTGTACAACCATGACGAGCATGTAATGCATCCATTATCCCGGAATATACAGGGGAAAACTCACTACCATCTTGTTCCCAACGTAAAATTTCCCAAGGTCTATTATCACGTGTACCTTGATTTGCTTGACAACTTGCAAGAATTTTCCCCGTAGAAGTCATAATTGGATGAAGGCAACTTGCAGGAGAAGGCCAAAATAATTCAAATTCACCTGTTCTACTATCAAAAATAAACATTTGCATGACAACATTTGTACCCGATACTTTTTTTTCCGCATTACCAACTGGCACAAGATTATTTGCATTACTTGTAAAAAGAAATTTTGAATACTGTTCCTCATCAATTGACAGTGGTACTGGAGCCATATTAAAAATACCATACCCTAAGTACATACTGCCAGGGGGATCTGCATATTGGGTATCTTTAGACCATTGTTTGTTTGGTAAGGGTTGTTTTCTCCACATAGTTTCCCATTGTGTTAATTGAAACTTTTCTCCTGTAGAAAATTTATATTTCCAAATGTCACACCCTGTTCTCGGTAAATTTCGTTGTATATTTAAATTTTCAACATCATAACACCAACTAAAATATACCCATTTACCATCATACGACAGTACAGGATCAAAAATTGCACCTTTACCAAGAGTATCAATAAGCACTTTTGGTACAGTTTGATCTTTTTCTAAAACTACCAAGTTTGAACCTGGAGGTAACGCTAACGGATTTGACACATCTGGTATTTTTGAAGTTTGCAAATCTCCACCTATGCGAGGGGCATTCACATAAATTATATCATATTCACGAGGTAATACAGCAGGTACTGCACCTACATAGTGTGAAAAGTACACTATCACAAATAGTACATACAATAATTTCCACAATTTATACATACAACTTACTCCTGTATACAGTTATTTAACTACTATTACATAATTTTTCAAGAATGTCTTGTAATTCATTTGAAAGTTTCTCTAATTCTTCTAAACGTAAAACTATTGCCTCATCAATTTCTACAATTTTACAACAGAAACTTTCGTCTTCATTTTCAAATTTATAGAAATAATAAAATGGACACAATTCACCACTATGAATTGCAATTTTCATAACATGTCCTCCTCACAACACGTTGCAATTATATCTTTGTGGAAGCCCACAATAAACTACTCTATTTTTTATTGTTGTTTAATGGCTCATCAATAGGATGTAGTAATTTTGCCATGTCTTCATTTTCTGTTACTACCAACATTTCCTCAAATGAGTCAGGATCACGTGATTCATTTTGTCGTATAAGATACAAATTCATAAAATTTTCCAATTAATACTTCCATTCTAGATTATGTTGTTCTTCGTACAATTTACGCAATTCTTTTTGCATATCTTTAAATTCAATAAATAGTTTTTTCCAACGAACAACATCTGAAAGCTCTGCTTTGCATGTTAAGGAATCTCCAAACCAATCTGGGCCGTTCTCATCTTCCACCTTTCGATAGAAAGAGTAAACCGGATACCATTCATCTTTAAGTAAATGGATAGGTAATTGCATCTATTTCCTTTAACTGTAGTATCTACTAAACTCTTCCTTTGGTAGTACCCCAATACATTGCATGCAAATTTCGTTGCATTGTATTATAATCTTCACATATTTTTTGCCATTTTCTAAAGGTCTCCCTATCTATTTCTGCAATAGTTCGGCAATTATCATGTTCCTTACATTCTGTAAAAGTATACACGGGGTATTCTTCACCTTTATCTAAACAAACTTTCATATACACTCTCCCATTCCACCATACCACATTTTTCGCTCTACAATGGCCCAAATTTCAATTTAATATACAAACTAATACCAAACTAAGGATTAGGGGATAAAATTCAAATTTAAGCCATTCTCGTGTAAAATACACATATCGACATGTACCCCTATCTTTGTACTTTTATTTACCCCAGTACGATTCCATAAACTGTTCTAACGTTTCAGACGTACTCAAACAATGGGTTGTTGTAAGTGTGGCAAGGGTAATGTCGTTATAGACATCAACATACTTTTTCCAAGTTTCTGGTGTGTACGGATCACAAATACCACACATAAGGGCATCTGAGCCAGTTAAAAGTAAAAACACTTCAAAGTAGGACTTCTCTCCTTTCCAAGGGCGTGTTCTTCCCCATGGTTTCGGGTGATAATGTAATTGTATACCACATTGCAAAATGGAATACACACTTTCACTTATCTCTGACAACGATCTAAATCCATATTTTGTATACCCAGTATTACTACGTAAAAAACAAGGTACAAACTTAGTAAGTGGTGTAGTATGCAATTTATAAGCTAATTCACTAGGATACTTTACTTTCATGTACTATTCTCCATTGTACAATTATGTATTTGTATACTTATAAAGTACATAAGTACAAAAAGGGCATCCCTTGTCATTTATCCTTACTTACAAAGAAGATAAGTATAAATACAAAGCTAATATGTATTTGCGTTATAGTTACTTTAATTTATTGCAATTTTTATATAATTTTTTATTGAGAATTTTTTAAATATGACATTTAGACCAGGACGTAGCCCTATTGTAGGATCAACTACCTACCCGTTGCCTGGGAAAACATGTACACTTTACTGTACTAAAAATTCTCTTTGAATTACATAAAAACACTATGTGGGATGGTATATCACAACGTGATAACATAGTATTTTGTACTTGCGTACTGGGGTTACTTTTTGTATGTTTGAACGCACATACTGGATGAAAATTCCCCAAAAGAACCGTAACTATAACTCACCCTATAAAATATACTATAGCAGTTTTTAGGGTAAAGGTCAATACAAAATGGTACATTTTTTTCTTGAAAAATTCTTCACTTTAAGGTAAACTTAATATATGAAGTTTGTAAGTTTAAGTAATTACTCTACTTAACATATATTTAACATTTCTAATTGATTAAAAATTTAATTTTTTTATTTCTAAAGGAGGAAAAAAGTATGTAATGCCATAGTGACTCTTTAGTTTTAAAGTTTTTTCATGAAAATAGCAATTACATTGAGTTGAGGTTCAAATGAAAAATCTAAAGGTTGTAGTTTTTAGTGTGGTACTGTTAATGTGTACGCAGTTTTCCTTTGCTTCAGACTGTTATGATTTTACCTGCTTAGGAAAAACTGTCACAATTGTATGTGATGGTAGTAAAGACTATTGTATTGGTACAGATGAAAACGATGTGATTTATGTATCTGGAAATGGCCTTGTTTTTGCAAAAGGAGGAAATGACACCATTTGTGTTGAAGCAACAGAAGCAAAAGTTCGCGGTGGAAACGGTAATGACGTTATTGTACTTATAAATGGGGGAGGTGAACATTGGGGAAATATGGGAAATGATATTTTAGTAAATAGAGGGACACTTCCTGCAATTTTACGTGGTGGTTTTGGAGATGATAATCTTGTAAGTTTAGCTTCGGATAATACTTTAAATGGTGGTCCTGATGTTGACCGTTGCGTCTCTGTTTCTCAAAGTTCACTATTTTTAAATTGTGAGTAAAGGATACTATATGAAAAATTTGAAAAGTTTAATTATTGCAAGTACAGTATTGTTGTATTTTATTGTTACCCCATTGGCATTTTCAAGTGCACACGTGTGTTCTGATGGTATGTGTTTAGGTGAAGTTGTCACAATTGTGTGTGATGGTGTAGATGATCCTTGTTATGGAACGAATAAATCTGATGTAATTTGTGTTACTGCTCCAGTTGAAGTTTTTGCGCTAAATGGAGTTGATAAAATTTGTGTAGAAAGTGTAAGTTCCGTTACTCATGGTGGTAATGGGGATGATTATATTCTTGTTCTAAATGGTGGTGGTGCCCATTTAGGTGATAATGGTGATGATACATTGGTCAGTAATGGTCCAGACATGGCATTATTGTACGGTAATAGAGGGGATGATGTTTTAAGAGGGGCAAATGTTGATGATACGTTGGCTGGTGGAAAAGGTAATGACTATTGCGAAACTAGTGTTGATTCCGCTACTTTTTATGATTGTGAAGAAATTGTAGTCGTTCCTGTAATTAGTAATTAAGGGGTAATGCATGAGTCTTTGTAAAAAGTATATTTTTTCCATGTTATGTGTAATGTTTATGCCTGTTTTTGCACTAGCAAATTGCGGAAGTACAGGTTTGTGTATGGGGAAACTTGTTACGATGCATTGTGATAGTGCAGTGTGTTATGGAACAATGCAGAATGATGTTTTATGTGTTACTGGAGAATATACAGTGGCATATGGATTGGCAGGAGATGATTTTATCTGTGTAGATACTCTCCATGCAAGTGCACGGGGAGGTAAAGGGAATGACACTATTGCTTTAACATATGGTGGAGGTACACATTATGGAGGTCCAGGAGATGATGTAATGGTTAATTTTGGGGCGTATTTAACATTATTACGTGGTGGTGATGGAAATGACAGTTTAAGTAGTACCTATATGGCTGATAGATTGTATGGTGGAAATGGTGTTGACTATTGCCATGGTGTACATGTAAGTCCAATTAAACATAAATGTGAATTAGATTAAATTTACAAAGGTGTTTAAGTTTTAATATGTAAAATATAAAACTTAAACACCTTACAAAAAGGAAAATTATATGAAAAAATTTCTATACAGTTGTATTTTTTTAAGTGTATTATTTTTTACAACGTTTGCATTTGCAAATAATTGTTCTACTAGTGGTACATGTTTAGGACAAAATGTCACCTTAACTTGTACAGGTAATCCTGAAATTTGTAATGGGACAACTGGTAATGATGTAATTTGTGTAACTGGGTATGCTGTGGTGTATGGATTGCAAGGTAACGATTTGATTTGTGTTACACATACGATGGCAATTACCCGTGGTGGAAGTGGTAATGACTACATCCAACTTTTAAATGGGGGAAGTGAACATTACGGCAATAGTGGTGATGATCAAATGGTGAATTTAGGGGATACCCCGACAACATTTCGAGGTGGGGATGGTTCTGATATTTTAGTTGGGAATACCTATTCTGATATTTTGAATGGGGGAAATGATTTTGATAATTGTGAAGGTCAAGCTGCACAATACATTAGTTGTTATCCGTAAATAAGTATACTTTTTGGAGAAAAAACATGAGAAACATTGACATGAGTTTACAAATTTTACAAAGTGATGCATTACATAATGCTGAATTTTTTTCAACAGTAAGTTGTAAAAATTCATTGGCTAATGGTGTACATTGCTATACTTTAGATGAATGTTCAACAAATATTCTCATGTTATTTCATGCAACGTCTACTCATGAATTGTGGAAAAATTTACCAGTAATTGACAAAGACCATAGTGCAACATATGAACAATCCCCAAGTATGTGTTTTTATACATCTGATTTTAATAAAACTATTAAAAACTGTTTTGGTGAATTTTATATTTTTTCTATTTTTCCACCTTCAGAAAACGGATATTTTTCTTCTATGAAGTTATGGAAAAATGAATATAAAAATAGTGCGACTTCAAAACCGTATTATGAAAAAACATACGAGACGTATTCTTTAGGAAGTTTTTATTTAAAACCTAAAGTAGTTATTCATGTAGACGGTAGAACGTTGCACAATATTGCAGGTATAAAAGGTCAAAGTTTTTGTTGGTTAGAATATAGGGATTTAACTCCGATATATAAGACATTTACTTTTGCAGAATATTTTAAAAATACTCACATTAACGAAAATTTGCCATTAGAGTCTATGACAGTTGAAGAATACACAAAGGGTATACGTGAAGTTTTTGATATTATAATCGGTTAGTATTTGCTTTATTGAGCAATGTGTATTTATTATTTTTGTACACTTTACCAAAGTTGTATAATTCTTTGTATTTTTCTGTTGATAATTGTTTATAAAATCCACCTATCGTAATTATATAGTTTTGTGGTGGAAAAATAATAAGTTCAGATTGAAAAAATACAAAATTATAAAGTGTGCTATGGTCAAATAACATAGGTACTTTTGTAAATACAATACAATAATTTGATGTTGCCATTTGTATTTTTCGTATCCATTGGTCATACGCTGAAAATGGCAATTCCACATACACATGCCCTCTCCAAAATAGACTTAAATTTTGAAAATTTAATGGCATGTACTGCAAATCTGTAATAGTTTTTTGTAATATATCAAACATATGTTCTCCTATTAAAAAGTTTACTCGTTTAATTTTTTTTGCATTTTAATAAAAAGATCAAGTTGTGTGATGGTTTGTTTGAGAGCTTGTAAAGTTTCTACTTGTAGTTGTACAAGATTAATAAGTTGTAATTCTCGTTTTTGAGATTCTTCAAGATGAGATTTTAAGGTGTTTTGGTACATCATGTCATCATGTCGTTTCCAATGCAACACAATTCCAGCTATTACTGCGCCAACACCAAATGTTGAAATTTCTTTAAGTATATCAATATCCATATACATATTTATGCACCGTAAAATTCATACGTGCCCAAATAAAAGCAATTATAATTTGAATACTATGATTTATTATTTCTACAAGCGTTAAAGAAGAATAAGAAGTACAACTTTGAATGTAGACGAGTGCACACTGAGATAGTAGACAAAATGCAAGCATTACATTAATAATTGATATGTATAACGCAATTTTATGTAATACTTGCATATTTTTTGAACGACATAAGGTGTACACCTTATACATGTCGAACGTTGCTATGAAAAATATACAAGTAAACACTGCATAGATACTGAGTAGAATTGTGGAATAGGGGTATACCATTTCTCACCTACACCATTGTTATGTCTTGAAATTTAGCTATTTCATTCTTTATTTCATTATTAAGGGATTCTAACTTTTGTAATTGTGTTTGAATTTTTTTTTGATTAGTGTCATTTGGACATAAAGGAGTGTGAATGTTTTGGTAATACGCTGTTGTGCTTAGAATTTTGTAAAAAAGATTCATAAATTTTTTTATGTGCATACATTTTTACACTTTATTCTTTTTAGAGTGCAAAAAAGAAAGTATGGGAATTTCCACTTACTACAGATCCTTCCCCTATAACTTCAATACCAAGTTGGTTTATTCTCGAAAGTAGTGCACTTTCAATTGTTTCAATGCCAAGTTGATGTACTCTAGACAGTAGTCCACTTTCAAGTGTTTCAATACCAAGTTGGTCTATTCTAGAAAGTAACCCACTTTCAAGTGTTTCAATACCAAGTTGGTCTATTCTAGAAAGTAACCCACTTTCAAGTGTTTCAATACCAAGTTGGGATACACGGCCATTTTCAGCCATTTTACTCTCCTACTACGCTGTAATTTTTGCACCAAACTCTGCGGCATTTACTGTAGTTTGTGTCCATGCTCCTGCTGTATTCGGGTCTTGTGTAAATATATCCGCATAATATGTAGCACCTACTGTTAGAGCAAATCCACTGCCAGTAGCAGTAGCAGCGCTAGATTTTACATGTCCGGCTATAGTACGTCCACCTCCTTCTGGATTATTTGCAAACATTAATATTTGGACGGCATCCACTGTTGCAGATGTTAAAGTAGGTAAATCTGGAAAAGTTAATAGTTCAACATGGTTTACCGTACTACTTTCAGCGTAATCAGTTGTTACTGGTGGGTTTTCATCAAGTAATGCAAAATGAGAACTTCCTGTTGACAGAGTAAATTCTGTAGTGGAACCATCTCCATTACATAATGCTGCATCAACACGTTTATCTCCCATTAAACCATTATAAGGAGATGAACCTGTTCCGTCAGTTATTATTAAATCATCTATGTCCATTGTGTAGGAATTTACAGATAGTCTGTTATTCCCAAGGTATATTTGGTTTGCTGTTGCATTTGCTGTGTTTTTTGTGTCTATACTTGTTAAATTTAATGCTTCTGCATTATTTATTTTTATTAGTACTGAACCTGTTGTGTCATGTATTACAACCTTGCATTGAATATGGTAATATACGTTTATACTTAATGACAAGGAAGTTGTTCCTAAAACAGTACCATTTCGTGTTGCTGAGATTGTACCATCTGTATTTATAAGTAATTCAACTTGTATTGATCCTGCATCTCTAAAAGATAAAAAATCTCTTTGAGAAGCAAAAGTGGTAGTTTTCATTCCAAAATGAGTAGACCATGTGCTTTGACTATCTATAGTTTTTGTGAGTGCAACGGTACTTGTTCCACCAGAAGCGTGGCTTATTCGTAAAGACTGTGATTGCCTACCCTGACCACTTTGTATTGTGACTGAAGCGTTAGCACCAAGTAAAGTGCTGGTATATCTGTTTAAAATTTGAGAAGTCCCATACAAATCAAAACTATCAATATGTCTTAATGCCATAATAGGTACCTTTACAAAATAAAATTATAATTAAAATCCAAAATTTTTAGAGAGCATATCCCATTTCGCATCTGTCGAATGGTATTGCACAAGCATGTAGTCAGTTTTACCACTCCCACTTGTAGCAGTTGGTAGTGTTAAATCAGTACTTCCACGATAAATTGCATTAAATGACAAGGTGTGTATATTTGTACTATCTACAACTATTTCCATTTTTTGTCTGTTATACGGTGTACCTGTTGGAGCGTTAAGAGTTAAAGTACCTGCACCTTGCGTGTTTATTTGTTCACAGACATCCGTCGTATCTGCATTTGGAGTAATTGAAGTAGCATCTGCAACTGTTACAACTCTAGGTTGTACAGTTTTATTTGTTAAAGTTTGTGTATCAGTAGTTCCAACAATTGCACCAGTTGGAGCTGTAACAGTTGAATAGACCCCACTTGTCGCTTTAACAATACCACTACCTGTTGCACGTTTAATAAGTTTTCCAGTTGTAGAATCAAAAAGTACAATTTCTGCATCAACAGCACTTGAAGGTCCAACAACATCCCCAGTACCTGGAGCACTTGCATTTATAGTTACATCAACTTCATCGTCACCTGCATCATCCGCAATGGTTAATGTAACATTACTTCCTTCTATAAAGTTTATTTGCCTGCGAGTACCGACAACTGCACCACTATTTTTTGAAACTCTAACTTTCTGATTTGTAGTGTTGGCAATAACATCCATTGTAATTTGTGGTGTTGCATCATCATATGTAACGTCAATTGTTGCAGTGTCTACTAAAATTGAACCGACGGCATCTTGAGCTTGTTCATCCGTGTATCCACTTACACTCCCTGCAATTGTAATGTCAACTTGATCGTTTCCAGCGTCATCTGCAATGGTTAGGGTAACATTGGAACCTTCTATAAAATTTAATTGTTTACGTGTACCCACTACAGCACCACTGTTTTTTACAACTTCTACCTTTTGAACAGTTGTATTTGGTAACACTACTGCGGTAATACTTGGGGTTGCGTCATTGTATGTAAAATCTACAGAGGCACTGTCTGTTAAAATTGTGCCAATTGCATCTTGAGCTTGTTCATCTGTATATCCTGCACCTGCAATGGCATCTAAACGAGCATCAACATCTGTGTACACATCTTGCGGGTTAATTCCTAATGTTGTTTGTATAGCTATAATTGCATCAAGTACATCATTTAAAACTTCCGCATCCATACGTTGCTTGTTGTCGGGTAATGTTACTGCTGCATTTTCGTAATCACTTACTCCACCAGCTTCATAGAGTAGTGTGTCTAACGCGCTTGGATAGGCAGATCCTAAATTTCCAGCACCTATGGCACCCATTTTCTACAACTCCTTTTTTTACAATTACTTATTTGTATATTTTGCATGAATTTTACATACCATCCATATTTTTTACTGTTTCACAGGGTATACAAATGAGAGATTTTTTAAACATGTCATAAGGTGCATACCCGTAATTTTCTTTTGTTAAAAGTTTTCCAGTATTGCAAAGTTTACAAAATCGTACAATATCTTCATATTGAGTCATGTCATCAGGGTTAAATTGATTGTTTTTATCAAATTTTAACATGTTAAAACTTCTCCAAATTTAAGGTATAAAAATTTGTTTACATCTGTCATACCACATTTTTCTATCTTCAATACCGTTATACCCGCCATTAATACGTTTTGTACATTTATAAATATTCAACATATCTGCGTAGTAATTTAATGAGTGCTCTTTCCAGAACCAGCCTGCAACTTGTACTGCAACTGGGTACCGTTCTGCCAAAAAAGGTTGCTCTACCAAAGGTAAATTTAAATCTTTTCCACATGCAGTATAATTGTAGCGTCCAGTTAATTGTATAAGTCCACGTCCTTTGTACTTTGCTCCATCTCCTTTATATATATTCCCTAAATCTTTACGAAATTCGTATTTTCTAAAATAGTAGTCACTTCCTAATTCACGTAAATGTACAAAACCTCCTGTTTCATGAAGGCATTGAGCTAAGAACATTGAAATGCGTAATGGGGTATTTATTTCAGCGTAAGTTTGTACTTCGTTTAATCCAACAAGTAAATTTTGATAGTCTATACTTTTTACATTACAGTATTTCCCTAATTTTTTTAACTGCTCTACAGCAATTTCCATACTATGTACCTATGCCCTACTTATAATGTTGTTGTTGTCGATGAGGTTTCTGAACCAAGATTGCCATTAGTTTGTACGGATACGGCCCAATAGGTATACGTTGTTAGCGGTGTAAGTCCTGTATCAACATACGTCTCAACTCCTATTGCAACATTTATAAGGAATATCGCACTACTAAAGGCTGTACCCCTATAGATATTTACACTGTCTAACCTTGGATCTGTTGTATCATTCCATGTTAAGGTTACAGTTGTAGGGCTGTCTCCAGTTGCTAAAAAATCATCTGGTGGTGCAAAAAAACCACCTGTAGGAGTTACAAGTACTGTTCCAACACCTTCATTATTTGGTACTCCAGCAGGTGATATAGGTACAACAATATATAAAGTAGGACCATTTTTATTATATTGTGCATCTTTATAGGAATACACATCACCATTTCTAATTGTTGCAATTAAATTCAAACTTGTGGTAAGACTGTCAAATCCTCCTAAGAGAGTAGTACCAAGATTAAATGTGCCTAGTAATGATGTAAAATTTGAAAATGCTGAGTAAATGTTTACTCCTCCATAGGGAGCGTATACTTCATTTGGGTTGCTATCAATTGCTGCAACTTGCCATTCCAATAACATTACTTCACGTAAAATTTGTGTTGTTGTAAGTGTACTGTCGTCAAATGTTAGTTGTTCAGTTGCAAATAAACTTATAATTGGTGGTGGCCTTGTTCCAACTTGAAATGGCCGTGCTCCTAAACGGTTTACATTACTGTAGGCTAAGTAATCATCATAAATTTCAGGGACATGTTGTACACCTTGTACACGTACTGTAAATTCGGAATCTTTAGAAATGTCTGTAACTCGTACAGGATAAGTAAGTACTTCAGTTTGATTACCAATGCTGTACAGTGTTTCAAGAGCGGTAGGTATAAAATTTAAATCAGGATCACCTACATCAAGCTCAATACGTCGTGTTGTAACATCTGTACTTGTTGCAGGATTGTCCAGTATAATAGTTTGAAGTGTATCGTTTGGATATTTAATAATTCCTATATAAGACTCACCAACTTCAAACGTAAAATCTTCATCAATAATAAATTGTCGAACTGTATTTACTTCATCTCCATATTTTTCTGCAATTCGTCCACTAATACTTTCTGTAAACTGTGGATAGGTGAAATTGATAATATCCATAACTTCAAAAACTATACCTTCAAGAGGTATTAAAAATTCAATTGTAAACTTTGGTAGTGTACGTGCTCGTAATTCAAAAAATAGTTCTCGTAAAACTTGAGTATTGCGGGATACCCCTTTAAATTCTAAACTTAGTTTTTTAACTACGTTTGGCCAATCGGCATGTTCGGGATATGTCTCCACATCGTTTTCATAGGCATTGTATGCATTGAGGTAACGCCCTTCTAACACATTAATTGAGTCTATATCTCTGATATATCGAATTAACACACTGTCTCGTAGAGTATTTGCCCATGTTACAAGTTGTACAGGAGTGTCGTTTTTTGCAATTTTAATTTTCCATTGGCCTTCACTTTTAACGAGTACTCCACGTGTACCACTGAGTAATTCTTCAAATACATCAATTGCCTGTCTGTCACTATCAAGGACATAACTTAAAATAGCACGTTTTTCTGTACCATCTGAATCACCATCTCCATCAGTATCAAAATCGACAAGTTCATCACAATAATTTGCAAAAGCTATAAATGAAGCAAGGTTAATTTCTGTGTCTTCAATTGCAGCTGCGTACCTTGTATTTGTCATAAGGTCCATTAAACACCATGCAGGATTATCACTGTATGTTTTAGGGGCTGTAAATGAGTTTTCACGAACTTTAAGACCTTGGACAATTACTTGAAAGTTTGGGAGAGCACCTTGTAAATTTTCTTGTGCTAATGCACTTGTGTACAGTAGAGCGGTGTTTGGAAAACTTTGAGTTTCATAGAGTATTTCTGTTACAGAATTAAGATAAGGTTTCCATTTTGAACGTGTATTGCTCATGTACTGTGCAGTAACAAATGTTAGTTCAATGTCATAGGTGTTAGGACTTGTGACTACGGGGGAAGTAAATTCAATTCGTACTGGTTTATATCCTATAGAATGGACTTCTAATGTTGTATGCACTTCTGTGTATGTTGTCCATGCTCCTGCAGGAGAAAAGCGTGTTCTGTATTGAAACACAGAAGTATTTGGACTGCTCCCACCATTACTCCCTATAGTAAATAAACCTTCTAAAAATTGAATGTTTAATACAACGGCATCAACATCTTGTGTTGTTGTATAGATAAAAGGTGTGAGTGATATTTCTGTATTTGAAGTAGAAAATGTATTTTGAATTTCTCCAAATTGTAAAATGTTAGGGTTTTCACCTAAAGATTTTTGTACTGATATTTGAGGAAAATTATTAATTGGTTGATTATTTACGGTCAAGGTGTCTATGAGGACATCCTCAATTTCACCTTCACAAAGGGCAAGAAGTACTTGAAGTAAGGGTTTTGGGTTTACTAAAGGTATACCACCATATCCCCCTACTGTAGGTTGTTGTGTGTAAAAAGCCTGAAGTAACTGCCCTCCTAATTTTGCTTCACCATATACGACAGGAACAACATTACCTGGTCCTTGTGTAGTAGTAATTCCATCCCACGAATACGCTACTTCATCTTTTGGAGTACGTAATTGTGGTTTTTTTGGTGGAAATGCAAAATACATAATAGCACTAATAGCTAAACTAATAACAAGACTAATTGCTGCATAAATTAGTGCAGTAACTAAACTTTCTACAAATCCAGGTAAAACTTTTATGATAAGTTCATCATGTTTTTTAAGTTTTACAACGTCGTATTTTTCCAATGGAATGTATTTTCCATTAACAATAGAGATTAAGGAATTTTTATTGGCATATGTGGGTAAGTAATAACTTAAAAAATGCCCACATTCTTGTAAACTTATATCAATATGATAGGTGTTACTTTTTGATTTAAACAATGACTTGTATAGCTTTACAGTAACAAAATTTTTCATATCTACCTTCTAATACAAGTCTTGTAAACGTACTATTTGAAAAATCTGATCTCTGTATTTTGCAATGTCTTCAATGCATACACCAACATTCGGTTTGCAATGAACAATTTTATTTGGATAAATACATAACCCTATGTGATCAACAACGGTGTTATTCATACATAGGCATAACATGTCCCATTCTTTCATATCGTGTAGATAGTCAATAGCATCACTTTTTGACCATATTTCAATAAATTTTTCAGCAGCGATAACTATGTTTGAATCCAACGAAATAGTAAAATTTCGAGTATACAAATAATGAGCAAATGACCAACATGTAAATGCAATTTTTTGAGGGGCTACTGTATCTAAATACGGTAACCCAATATATTCTTTTGCAACAAGTTCTAATTTTGGTATATAATGTTCCATACATTCTCCTAGTTATCGTATAAGTGTAGGGATTCTTGGAAATCCACCAGTTCGTGTATAGCGTCTACCTGGCAACGTTCTTTCAAAACCTAACCCTACCCATAAACACTCTAAGACTGAGGAAAGTAAGTTCGTAGAAATTGACATCACTGTAAAAAATTCTTTGTTTGCTACTGCTGTTTCTGCTGGTTGTGAAGTATCTACAATCCATAAGGATACTTGCCACAATGGGCTATCTACACTTAACCAATATTCTTTTAATTTTTGTAAGAGTAAAGGTTCCATGTTGCTTATTCCAATTTGTATTCTGTTCACTTCACCTTTGCTATTCTCTGTAATTTCTCCTATACTTAATGGTGAAGGATAAAAAATATTTCCATTAAAGGTTATGGTGGTGCTATAGTTTGTTAGTCTAAAATACCCCCATGTTGGAGCTGTTGTTATTCTATACTGCAATTGTAGTAAGTAACACCATGGATTATTTTGTATAAGTTGATTTTTTGCTGTTATAAGTGCAGCAGATAAAGTTTTTGGCATTATACTAATTCTTCAATTTGAAAATTTATAAAAAATATACCTTGTGCATTTTTATTCGGTCCAAGTATTTTTTCTGTAGTGTCGTACTCCCCATTTGTTAATACCACTTTTACTCTTGGAAAATACACTTGAGCTTTTGCATCACCTTGCGTATCTGAAAATGCACCATTACCGACACTATCTCGTAATTCAAATGTTGTATTTGATAACACATTTATCATATGGTATCCGTTTGCATTTGTATTTCCTTCAACTCCACTAATAAGTACTTGGTCATTTTGCAAGTAATCGTGATTGTATGTTGTTGTAATTAAAATTGGTGTTGCATTAGTTGCGTTACTAATCGTGTAGCCGTAAGGATGTAAAAATTCAAAGGATGTTATAGAACGTAACTGTTGGGTTATAAAACGTTCAATGAGAATTTTATTTGCAGTGTTTAACCCTTTATACACTAAAGAATATTTACGTAATGTTTTAACATATCGTGCACGTGATGTACGTGGACCATTTTGAAACCTGTATTCTAAAACAGGATCTATTGGGATAATGGCAGAAAGTTCAAGTTGTGTTACTGGTAAAAATGCCATATTAAAACTCGTTCAAATCTGGGTATACCATCATTGTACCTGCTGTAGTCCCAATATAAACGTGGTCATTACCTTCATAGTACGTAGGATTATGGCAGTATGTGAAATGGAGGTATTGTTCAAGTGTCCAAGTATCAGTTCCATCAAACTTCCATACTTGGGAACTATCTGGAGCATCACAATTTAATACAAAAAATAACGTAGAATTGTGTTCAACAAAATGTGCCGTTGCAGTAAGTCTAAATCGGTCATCCATTAAACGTGTGATAGGTAAAACAATGCTACTGTTATATACCCAGGTTGTCCCATTATGCTCCCAAAATTGTAAATACCCATTTGATTGGATAGAATTATAAGACATCCATAAAAATGCGTATAATTTCCCATTAAACTCATCACTTAATGCATGTATAAGATGGATGTTTACTTCTGATACATCTTCTGGAGGATCAATTAATGGATCATTTGGATCAAAATTTAAAGACCATGTGGTGTCATTAAACTCGTATATCCTTCTACCTATATTCGCATAAAGTTTAGAATTATAAGTTACTAAGTTTAAAACTACTCTGTTTTTGTAATCAAATGTTGTAGACGATACAAAAGTTCCACCGTTTTCAACGTATACACGTAAAGGTTGTGATGCGGATGAGGTAACACTACCAATGTACAACTTATTATTGTATACTTTTGCAGAGTAAATACAGTCCAGATTTGTAGAGGGGAATGAAAAAACATCTACCCAGGATACTCCATCATAAGTGTACACTTTATCAACTACGGTATTTCTATGCACTCCTACGTATAAGAGACCATTGAAATCTATTGCAAATCTTGCTTGAAATGTTGTTGAATCAAAAGTATGTAGCAAAAACCATCCAGTAACATCATTAAATTTCCAAATTGTTGCGTCACTATCGCTGTTACTTGAAACTGCATACAAGGCACCATTTCCGCCATTAAATGGAAAAAATTGTTTTGATTCTCCAAATTTAAATGACTCTTGCCAGTATCCGCTTGCTGGTACAACTTCTGCTGGGTATACTGTTTCTGGTATGGTATTATCATCTGGTGTTGGGTAACACCAAATTGGACGAAATGTTGAGTACTCATCAAAGTAATCTCCAATTGAAGCATACAGTCTATTTGTTACAGAAAATGGAGAAATATCTCTTGCAAATGCGTAAGAGTATTCCGGGTCTAAACCAAATTCTTTACTCATTGTAAATGTTGTACCGTCAAAAAACCAAACAACTGCCCCCATATCAAAATTTTCTAATAAAATACACAGTTTATTATCATAAATGGTCATTGCTGAGTTTGTAATTTCTGTTTGGTATGGGAACTGCACAGAGAGTGACCATGTTGAGCCATTATATTCCCATAACCTTCCTATTTCATCATTACCATCGCCAATAACAATCGCATAAAGTTTTCCGTTAAAAGAGTGTATGTTTGTAAGTGGGGTATTTGTTGCAAAGGTGTGGTGTAAACTCCAAGTGGAGCCATTGAATTTATAAATTTTTCCTGTGTAATTACTACCTAAACCTGAAACTGCTGCGTAAAGTTCACTGTTATATACTGCAAAATTTAAAACTGCCTCTTGTAGTAAAGGTGGGGAAGTAAAAGTATGAGAGACAGTCATTGTTGATGTTGCAGCATTCCATTGGAAAATTGAAAATTTTCCACCTCCTGTAGTTGCGGTAGTCCCAAAATAGTACATATTATTGAATACAATACCGCGTATAGCAATATTCCCTCCATACGATACCATGTCTGTTACAGAAAATTCGTGTTGAGTAGTCCATGTATCTGTGCCGTTATGGTACGACCATACTCTCATTGAATCTGGGCTTGCATTTGTTGTTTCTACTAAATATAGTTCTCCATCATAGACAGTAGGAGCTGCAATCCATAACCCGTTTACACCAAAATCTCTAAATACATCCCACGAACCTAAACGTAATAGTTCACCTCTAAACGTGTCAATATCTAGTGACGTTGCATACAATTCATCTTCATACTCTACAAAATAATATACAATAGCATTTGTCACTAAGTCATCTTCAAAACTTGGATACCAATTAAGAAATGAGCTGGAACCTTCATCAATAACAACGGGTATACGTGGGTAAAGTTCTTCGATATCACATGTCAATGTGAAATACCCACTTGCATTAACGTCTGGACCTAATATTTTTTCAGTTCCAACAAATTCTTCTTGATTGTATACAATTTTTGCACTTGGTAATACGAGATTAACAATTGCATCTCCATTCGCGTCTGCAAACGTACCATTTCCAACGCTTGTTACAAGTTCAAATGTTGTAGCTGTAACGTTTGCAATGTACCATGCTCCATTTGCAGCAGTATTACCTTCAACACCAGAAATTATTACAGCGTCTCCATTCATAAATTCGTGATAGTTTTGAACTGTAATAACTATAGGTGTTGTGTTGGTGACATTTGTAATTGTATGCCCATGTGGTACAGTAATTTGAAAATCTGTTGCTTCACCACGTAAACTATTTATAAAATTTACAATGACATTTTTTTCAGATGGAGTTAGAGCAATATATGTAATTGTAAATTTGCGTAAAGGTTTATGGTAATAATTACGAGCAAACCAGTACCCTTTATCGGTCATTTTTTCAACACGAGTTTCTGTATACTTTAGTGGAGTTATTTCATGTATTGCTGGGCTGCTAGGCCATGTAGGCATTTAAACATTCTCCAATTAACGTTTTCTACGTTTTTCAATTGACCGATACGTGGTTCCACGATTTTCATAATCACTAGAGATAATGTTAATAATGGCATTTTTGTTTGCTGCAATTGCATTTGCTTCGTTACGATCTATAACATTTATGATCGTTATTTCATTTGTAGCATCTACATTAACATCTTCTTTATTTGCATAGGATGTGTTGTAAAGAGTGTCTTCGTTTAACCTTGTATTTTGTGTACCATATGCCATTGGAGAAATGAAATTTTTTGAATAATTTGTTGACTGGAGATGTTTGTCAAAACTACTTTCTAACTTATGTGAGAATGTAGTTGCGGTATTACTAAAGTTACTTGCAATGTTACTTATGCCATTTGTAATATTTTGAGATTCTGCTCCTAATAATGTTTGTGTTGCTCTGTTACTAGATAACGTTTGATTTGATATAGTATTACTATAGGAGTAAGGTTGCATGTTGTTAAATTGTGTTGTTGAAGCATTTGCGTAGGTTGTTGCTTTTAACGGTGTACTTTTTTGATAGTGCTCAATTGCTTCAAAAACAGAAGGTATTTTGTACTTAGAATTATCCACTGCGGTAGATAGCACACTTTCATACCGAGAATTTTTATCTGTAACTTTATCCTTATTGTAGGTGTATTTTTCATACAGGCTATTCGTTGTATGTATGGAATTAACTAATTTTTCTAGTGTTTTAAATTTTTCATTTTCTTGTGTGCTTTGTGTCGTTTCTGTACGTAAAGACGTTGCAATGTAATTAGTATGAGATGTTTTAACTTGAGTACGTATTGCTTCTGAAAATAACGAATGTAATTGTTCTTTATAGTTTTGAAATGTTTGTTTTTCTGAAGAGTTTGCACTTGTGTATTTTTCAGAGTCTCTGTTATTAAAAATTTTAGTAAATGCGTCTGTTGAATATAACGTTGTTTTATCTTGTGTACTTTTTAGTGTAGTATTTTGTGAGGTTGTTTGAGCTGATTCCTTAATTCTTTCAAAAACAGAAGACAAGTTATCACTTGTAGTTTTTAAGGTGTTAGATTTTTCATTATTAAATGATAACTGGTTATTTTCTGCAAATCTTTGAACAAATTGTACAGGAGAAACAAGTGGTGTTTTTTCCGTTTCGATTTTTTGAATTTGTATACGTTGTGGAGATTGGTAAGTGTTGCTTAATTGTGAATTTTGTACCATATTTGGTACATCTTTATTTTGTAATTTATTAGGTATTTTTGCAATTTCTAGTAAAATAAGTCTAATTGCTAAAGGTATTCTATTTTGCGTAGTATCATATGTTGGCGGTATAGCTTGTGATGTTTTACTTTCTTCAGATGAAATATTTACTTGTGGCATGTTCGTATTTTTATCGTCATACTTGTAATACATTGCATCAAGTAATTTTAAAAATTGATCTGTTTTGAATAAAGTATCACTTTGATATTTTCCAGTTTCGCTGCTAGAAGCCATTGAATTTTTTAGTTTTATTTCTTTTGGAAAATTAAACATGTCAGGTTTTTGCAATGGCTTTTGCGCTGGCATTTTGAGGTGGACGGGAATTGATCCACCTTGAATTGGTACTACGGCTTCTGGAGCATGTAACATTGCCATTCCAGTTTGGGTAACTACTCCTCCGCCAGCAAAATTTGACAGTCCTGTTGAAGAGGGGTAGTTGTATATTCCAGATGAATTTTTTACCCCAGTGCTTCCAAGTGGAGCACTACCACCTAAGATAGACATAATGATTTTTGTTGCAATTACTTGTGCAATAATTTTCCCAAGTGTAGAAAGTATAGATTTAGCAATTCCTTTTAACCCTTCAGATGTTAATTTTCCATTTTCTAAAATGTCTTCAAATGCTGACACTGCGGCACTGGAAAATGCATTAAAAACTTGTTCTAGCTCTTTGTACACAGGTTGAGACTGTATATATTTTAGGGTTAACTCACTATACGCTTTTTTATACTCTCCCATATTTATATGACTGTTACGTAACAGGTACCCTAAACTTTCTACTTGGTTTTGGTACTTCCACGTTGAACCGCGTATTCCTTCCAAAACTCCCATTGCTTCACGGTATACTTCATTTTTTGCTTTTTGTAACTCAACTTCATTATCACTTGCAATAGTGAGTTCGGTAATTGCTAAAGTGGCTTGTTGTGCATTAACGAGTGCTTTTTGCGCCTCTGCAGTTGAACCTGCTTGTAATTTTGTGTAGGACAGTAGTGCTGACATTGCAGCTTCTCTTGCTGCTTTTTCTTTTTGCAATGGGGTAATAATAGCAAGTTCTTGTTTTATCGCTAAATCATCTAATGTTGCAAGGTATGCTTTTGTAGTGTCTTTAATTTTTTCAAGAATTTGTAATTCTTCAATACGGGCTTCTAGAGGGGCTGTGCTTGCATAGAGGGATTTAGCAAGTGAAAAATCTGGTTGATAATTTGGTAATTTTTCTGTTTTTTCAATCTCAAGAGAAATGCTTTTATTTGCAACACTTTTGAGTAATTCAATTTGCTGGCGTAATCCACTAATTTCATCACCTGAAATTTGAGCAATAATTTGAATTTCTTTAAGTTTACGACTTAAAGCATCATCAGCCTTATCAAATTTAATTTCTTCTTTGAGTGCTGCAATTTGCTCTTTATAGTTGTGAATTTCTTTTGCAATAAGTTCTAACGCTTCAACAACTTCAGGGGAACGCGGTTTAATATCTACAAGTTTATTAAATGCTGATTCTGCTGCTGATAATTCTTCACGAAGTCGTTGCGATTTTTCTTTGAAACCATCTGACTTATCTCCAAGCATTTTGTACTTAATACCAATGGCTTCAAGTTTACTTTCGTATTCTTCTAAAATTTCTGAAAGTTTTTCATCGGGTCCAAGTTTAGCAAACGGGTCTTTTCCACTACCAGCTTTAACAATTTCAAATTCCATAACTGGTAGTTCAATAGGATGACCTTCTCCATATTTTACTTCTAATTCTTCTTGAAGTTCTTTAATTTTGTCAGCAGTAAATCCACCTTGTTTTCCAAATTTAATTTGGGCTTCTAGGGTAACTTGTTCTTTACTTTTTCCAAAAAAGTTAAAAAACTTTATTAAATCAAGAGGCATTTTGAAATTTGTTAGTACAAGAAAAAATTCCCTCAATTGGTCAAACAAAGGTGGCATTGTAAATTTTTGTAAAAATCTATTAACATTTTCTATTTTGTCTTCTAAAAATGTTAAAACTTGACTTGCAATACTTCCTAAATCCCTCCAAGCTTGTACAAGTTCAAATTTTAGTATTTCAGCTATAGATTGTAAACCTCTACCAATTGTAGAAAGTAGTGTTTGTAATTCTGTAAAATCTGCGCCAAAATATTTGCTAAAAGCAACTATCCATTCTTTAATTTCCTTAAAATGAGTAACTATTAAAACTGCACCAGCAGCTATTGCTGCCCATGGTGCAAATGAAACGAGTAATGCTCCCATGGCGGTCCATGACGTACCTAATACGCCAAGTGCAATTGTTACGCCAGTTAATGCAGAAGCAATACCTACAGTATTTAAGGCAAACGTTATGAGTGCTTGTGCAAATGTAGACTGTACAAGTGGGCTTTTTTCAAGTGCTTTTGTTACAGCAGTAACGACTTCACTTAAAACACGTACTTCTCTATTGAGACCTTTTCCTATTGCTGTTTGCAACAAATCAATATTATTTTTTAATCTTTTAAGTTCATTTGCTGTGGTATCCCAAATTTGATTTGCTTGGCCTTGTGTAGTTTGAGTTTCTTTAAGTACTTCTCGTGATTTTGCTAATGAGTCATTGTACACATTAATAGCTTCTCGTAACTGTCCAAACACAAGCAATTGCCGTGCATTCTCTAAACCTATACTTTTTAAAAGTGTAACAAGTGGCTTACCTTGCTGTTCTGCATTTTCTAACCCTTTAAGAAAATCCCCAATTGCTTTTGATGGATCACTACGAAAAGCATTGGCAACTTCTTGCATTGTTTTACCCATGATTTTGCCAATTCCAGACAAAATTTCATGATTACCAGCAATACCTTCTTGTATTTTTCCAATGAACTGATTGATAACCGTTCCACCAGCTTCACTTGTAACATTTACTTCACGCATAGCGTTTGCAAGTGCTAACACTTCATTTTTTGTAAGTCCTAAACTTTTTCCCATAGGAGCTATACGTGTTGCAACTTTAAGAATTTCAGGTTCAGCAGTAGAAAAAGCATTGGCAAGTCTTGATACTTCATTTGCAGTATCTCGAACTTGCCCTAAACCTTCACCAAAACCTTTTGTAAAACGTATAATCTGTGTTAGGAGGTTACCAACTGGTCCTCCCACATTTGCTTCAAGTTGTGCTCCTAATTTTGTTAGGTCTTCAAATGCTTCAACACTATTGGCACCAGCTTTTAATGCTTCTTCACCAAACTTAAACAGTTCTTTTGATGCCACAGGTACAGTTGAAATTATACCTTGAATTGAGTTTTTAAAATTAGAAATTTCAGACGTATCATCTATTAACCTTTTGAGTCTTGAAAAACCTTGTTCAAATTCCATTGCAGCTTCAAGAGGTTGATAAATTGCAGCTTTTACACCTGCACCAAATGCAGCTGCTGCAATACCTATTTTTGCAATAGACGTTTCAGTTTGTTCAATAGTTTGTGTTAAGGCACGATAGCTTGGTATTTGCGCATTTATGGCAGTGTTCATGCTATTCATGGCAGAAACAAACTGGCCATGTACAACTGAAAATACTACTTCAACTGTGTCGATAATTGCCATGTATGCATACCAAGTTTAAGATTATTTACTTTGTTGTCTTTGTTTTCGTTCTTTTTCTTTGTCAAATAAATGTTGAATCATGCGTACAGTTTGAAGTTGTTTTTCCCAAGGTTGTTGGGTATCTTCTTCTTTTTTAAATTTGTGTAGCATAAAATCGTCAATTTTTACGGGTTGAGATTTTTTACTACGGTTTATATTCACCAACGTTACTGCAATTAATGCAACTCTACGGTCTTCTCGTTCTTGTTGTAAAATCCATCGTTTCCATAATGCATCAAATTCAATAGGGCATAAGTCCCAAAATTCATCGTCATTGAGATTTAAGTCAAAACGGGCTATACCCCACAAATCTAACCAATGATCACCTTTTTCAACGTCATTCGTTATTCTTGTGGGGTTTGATCGTTTTTTACGTTTGTATTTTCAGATTTTACAAGTGTTTTACCTATAGCTTCAATAATGGTTGGCATAATGGTAATTAAATCGGCAAATTCTAAAAAGTCAGAAACTTCATTCAGTGTTAAATCAGGATGTTCGTGTAATTGCCCAGCCCAAAATAAAATACACATTTCCATAACACTTAATTTGTTACTTAACATGCTTACAGAACCACTTTGGTCAAAAATGTCACCAAGTAAACCTGGAATAGTTGTACGTTTACCCCAGGCTTTTGTAAGAGCCATTTCAGCAGCTTCATAAGCACGATAATTGTATTTTAGATTGTAAATCTCTCCTTCAAATTCTAAAGGAGTAATAGGAATTGCACTTTTTCTTTGATATTTTGCCATAATTATTTTCTCCAGTATAATTATAAAATTAAATTAAAGTAGGTTCTCCAGTAATAAGCATTGTTCCAGTAAAACTTAACTGGGCGTCATGTGGAGCACTATGGGTTACGTTTGTAATAATTGCAGGGAAGCTCCATGTTAATGTCGGGTTTGTTGGAAATACAATTTGATAATTGTTACGAGTTCCAATGTCAAATAAGTGGAGCATACCAAGTGGTGCGCTTCCATTATGAGTAGAGTTATTAGGTAAGTAGTTACCTTCAATGGACAACTCAACACCTTTTAAACCTTGTAGGTATTCACGCCATCTGTCATCTCCATCATGATTTGTAATATCAACATCATCTGCCGAAAAAGCCGTTGTAATACTTTGCAATTCTGCTATAGTTGTGAAAATTTCGGTAGGTGACCCGCCATCTCCTACCTTAAACTTAGTTCCATACCCAAAAGTTGCATTAGATAATGGCATTTTTTATTCCTTTGTTATAAAAAAATTAGTAATGATATGTTATTTATGTATTAAGGAAGTTTAACAACTGCCCATTTAATATCTGCATGAGACGCTTCAAAATATAATTTACCACCTGTTTGGGCGTATCCAGTTGTAGGGAATGGGCCTAGTAAGGTTATACCTCCTGCAGCAATAGAATGTGCTGTAACGTCCCCAGTTCTGTTATTGATTGCCACAGAATTTACAGTAACTGTGCGTGAGGATACTCCAGAATTGAATGCAACAAGAAAAATACGATCACTAATAACAGCTTCTTCTTTATTTGTTGCATCAGCAGCGGTAAGTGTTAAATCTTTTCCAGTTAAACTATAAACGGCATTAAAAGTCTGAAGAGATAATGTTTGCCTTGCCATATATTTTTCCTTTTAGGTGTAAAGTATGCAGTGTAATTAGAAAGTAGAGACTACAGAATCAGAAATAACTTTTACTACTTGAAACCGACATGCAACTAAATAAGATTTAATTTCATCTGTTTGCATAGTAAATGGTGCGGACATTGGATTAATTGTTAAGTAGAAAGTCCCCCCTAAATACGTATTTTTGACTTCAGCTAATAGATGTTTAATACTCTCACAACGCGCTCTTGCACTTACAGCATTTACATGACGTACAACAACAACAAGTTCTGGGTATTCATGTTGTATAG